TCACCAATGTTATCCATCTTGTTCCAAAGATTCCATATGCCGTCGCCCGAATCAACTTCAACTATAATAGTGGAAACATCAATGTTTATATTTGGAATAAAATATGTCTGTCGAGTCAAATCGAGAGAGGTGGTGATATTTCTATGCTCAATGAGTTCAGAACCCTCGATAAGTTCAACATCGTCGATGAAATCTATACCATCTCCAGCCTCATAGAGTTTATATGTGTAGAAATTATAAATTACACCATCATTATTGATACCAGTAAAACGTGTGAATTGTGGTATAGTGGCTGAACCACCTACTCGTATATTTGCTCTTGCGGAGGTTCTTGTTGGTATGGTGACTCCAAGTGGTTTGGTCAGGGATACAAGTGATTCCTCTCGCTGCGCAGTGTCCAAAAACATTTCATTGGCTAACATATTGGAATACAATGCATAATAAAATGTATTGTATGCCAACAGGTCAATCACGGAATTCATTATGGACCCCTTGAAGTTGTAGTCCTTCAGAAGAGTCTGTGATTTCATATATTCGATCAAACCATCTTTGATTTGTTCGAATTCAAGTTTACCGAGATTGACCTGATTATTGCTCATCTTGTTCTCTCTAGGGTTATTACTAGGCTATCTGTTACGTCAAGATCCTTGATGACATATGTTATTGATACTGCAACGAGCTTTTCAGTAACATCAAATTTTATTTCTTCGACACGGATTCTTGGCTCATTTGTATTAATTGCAACACTGATGATGCTGTCAGCATAAAACTGCAGTAGAACTGGCTGTTCAAACAAAACAGTGTATATATTTGTACCAAACGACCTATCGAATGGTCTTTCTCCTATAGCTGTCAGAACTATATTCCTCACCGACTCCTGAATAGCGTTTTGATTCTTCTTAATAGACAAATCACCCGTGAAAGGATTCGGGCTTATGAACATCGGTAAATCGGTATATACGTCTTTCTGAATGATCATAATTGTATTTATTTAATATTTAAACCTCTGGTTGATTTGTTCTGTTTGGGTTGTTGCTGAATGAATCTCTGTTTAAGGTCAGACTCATGAAATCCTTATTTGCATAGAAAATATTAGAAATCTCCGTTACTAGCCATTTGCCACCAAATCTTCTATATTTCTCTTCATTGATTTCACTTCTATCCTCCACGGATACGATTGATCCGATCTTGATGTTTTCATTTCTTGGAATGATTACCTGGAGAGTTTGTGCAAATAGCAAGTTATACTGAGTATTTCTATAAAGTGGAGTCTTGGCTGGAGTACTCCAGAAAGTGGCATAGGTTCTCGAATAGGCCAGATAATCCATGAACTTATCACCAATCTCTGGGCAATTGCAGCTTCCCGTGTTTTCTGGGCTAGACCAGACACAACCAAGCCATTCTTGACCCAAGTGTTGCTCTATCAGTGAACATTCCTTGAGCTCCTGCTCAAGCTTGTAGAGTTCCAGATAGGATGGCTCTGGGGCGTTTGGTTTTCTGTCCTGCGCTGGGCAGTTGCAATATGGATTGCCTGCCGTGCATCCAGTGGTATAGACTGGAGCATTTGGATTTATACAAGTGAGATTATTTCTGAGGCAGAAATTCTTTGAGGTTCTGGCAAACACCACGAACTGGGCAGCAAAGTTGCTGTCAAAGATATCGCTGTGGTTAGCTTGTACTGGGGGATGAACCACACCATAATCGCTATGTCCAGATATATCATATTTCCAGACATCCTCCGTGAGAATACCTGGTCTGTAGATGATATGATCTCCAGTCATCCACCAGTTTGTGATATCCGTGAAGTATTTCTGCAGACTTGGATGTGTGCTATTCAGAATACCAGAATCATCTTTGAATCCGTTTAGCTTATAGTCAAAATGGCTTTCTTCAAAGAAGAACTGAATCGGTTCCTGATTTGCATCAAAGCTGTCAAGCAATGTCTTCAAATTAGTATCTCCGATGCCAACTCTTCGAAGTCTTAATTTGCAATCTTCGACTGGTGAATCAGATGGATCCAGAGATGAAAATGGTCGTGGATAATCGTTGAAAAATATATTTTCTCTTGCAGATGGATTATCCACACCTACACCTGAAGCATATGATGGAGTAACTTCAATGTTTTCAAAAACATCTTGAAAATATGGTACAATTAAAAGATTATCTGGTATATGAAATGACCACCAGTTTCTTTGAACTTTCTTGACTCTATGTGAATCAAAAAGATAATTCGAAGCATTCAAAGTATTTCTGAGAAATGGTTCATACTTAGAGTGAGTTATTTTATCATTAGGCTGTTCATCATTATGGTCAAAATCATTTGTAAAATAATTAGACACCCTAGATGGATCTGAAATAATATTCAGTGGAAAGGCTGTCTCGGAATAAGTATTAAACGCAGTTCCTGCACTACTTCTGTCTTCTCTGGTGTATAAATTAGAGACGGTGAAATATCGAGAACCAGAAAGACTTCCATCAATGTCATCATTCATCAGAAACATTCGCTCATCGGGTTGATGCATCGTGTAATATGGATATCTTGTCTCGAATGCGATTTCAGGCCATAGATCCATTCCAGGAGACTCAATACCAGCGTTCCACCAGTAGAACTTGCCATTTAGCTCTGGTTCCTTCATTCTCTTCATGGCGACATCAAATCCATAAGGATCCATTCCGATTACAACTACATTCTGATTAATCGTTTGTCGTCCGTTTGGGCCAGCAGTCAATGAAACAATGTATGGCAGGAAGTATTCATATCCAGCATTTCGAACGAATCCATCTGGAAAATCAACGATTGAGTCAAGACCAATAGGTTCAGAGAATTCAATTCTGACATAGGAGGAGAGCTCCTCCCTCTTGATGTTTGGTGGCTTTATGAATCCAACATCTGGTCTGAAAAGATTGAATCTAGTGTCATATTGACTTACATCATGTGTCTGTGAGAGTCTTCTTAAAGTATTATTTGAGAATGTTAAATCAATAATGCTTTGGTTATTAGCCGAAAGGGCATATGGTGCCTGATTATGCATTTCAACGAAACCAGGAAACTCATTGTTGTTCCTATATTGTGTATAAGCAAATTGAGATGCGTAAGGACCGTTATTCGTCAGGAGAATATCTTTAATTACTTTAGTTCTTCTAGGCTGAGGCAGTGGAACATATGCTGAAAAAATATTTGCATCCGCTGATATGGAAGTATCATATCCAGCATCATAGTAAGGATGAACTCCCTCAATATCACCAGGAACTTCTAGATCATAATCATCGAAGAATACATTATAGAGGTAAGGTCCAACTTCAGCGCCAGTGATGCCTCTGTTTCTCGCCAGTATTTCGTATCTTGATCCTCTAACTGGCTTTCTTGTAATCTTCTTAATATTCAAGAGAGAAAGATTACTCACAAGAAGATTCTGAATATTTTCATCTATTTTAGCTTCCTTCTTTGATCTGAAGAATGCCTTTCTATTGAAATATTCATCTCTTGCCTGCTGCCACTTTACTTGCATTCCTTGCTGCAAGGTAGTCTTGATGTGTTGAAGAAGTGTGATTTTATTCTCTTCAACCTTTCTATGTCGTTTAGCCATTCTTTTGCTGATTTCCAAAAGAACTGGATTGATACAGATTGGGCAATAAACATCACCACTGTTCACCAAATTTAAAATATCCTGATAACTTGTGGCCGTCTCGTTGAGAATTGGAGTAAAGTTAGCCCCCTCAGTTGTCAATAGGTAATACGCATAAGGAGTCAACCCACCACCATAAGGTGGTTTTGGTATTGGTGGAACAAACTTTATTCTTTCCTCAAAGTTGGAAAAAACATATTTTTGAGAAGAACAATCTCTCACAAACTGGGGCATCTGTGTTCTTAAAATTTCAAATAGATCAAATTGTGTAAAAGGTGGTGATATCGGACCTTGATTCAATGTTGTTGGATCACCGAGTCTAGTTCTTGTGTCTGAAGGATCTGGTATCAGATTCTGTGCCAACAAAGCATCGGCACTAGAAATATATCCGTCAACTACAGCCAACCACTCATCAATCATGGTTATGACTTGTTGGCTTCTTTCAATCATTATGTCATAAGTTCTGAACCCATTGGTAAATATATGCTTTTCATAATTATCAAATGATTCGGCAAAGTTATAGAACTCACGAATAGTCTGACCGTATGTGATTCCACCCAGATCATATGAAAGACTCAAACCACGGTTGCCATCTATAGTGGTATCAAAGTTATAAACATCACTAAATGAACCAGCTGCTGCAATACGATATTCTATATTTGAATCTGCAAATATTCCAGTTGGTCCGAACAGCGCAAGGAAGTCTGCATTGTCATTTGGATTCTGAATTGCCTGTAGTCTCTCGATATCGAGCTGATCCTGAATACCACCAAGTCTATCGGCTAAGCAGCATACCTTGCATCGATACACTTCCCATTTTCTCTTGAGATTCTTCAGATATGAGTATCGAGCTCTCTTTTCCCTCAGAGGCTCTCGAATCTTCTTGTGTATGGTGTGGAATGTAATGACATCCAGATCGGTCATGTCATATTGTGGAATATAGCTGACATCATTCCATCTTGAATCTGCAGTCTTTCCAATGTATTCCCACGGTTGTGGAAATGGAGTATTAAGTCTGCTCTCGTCATAATAGCCGTAGATGTTATCGTCTATTCTAAGACTCTGTACGGGTGTTTTTTCCGCATTGGTTCTTCTGCCTGCCAAATCTTCAGAAAATACAGAAGTCTTCTGTGCATCTGGAATTATCTTGTATCTTTCGATTCTACTCCATAGATTAGAATCCTTGTGGTAATCCATATCTACCACTTTTCTTGTGAATGATATGGATGAATCTACGAAATCAAGATAATAATCTTCATAGTTTGGAACTATTTTTTCATAGAATGATTGGAATACGTTAAGTTTTGTGAGCTGATAAATATTTGGCTCATGCATCTGCTCGATTCTTCGAACACCATTCACTGTTCCAGTATCAGTAGTGAAATAAATCTGTTCAAGTTCTGCGTTCTTCTGATCCCTGATCATTCTCTCAACTGACTTGAAATGATATCCATCACGATCTCTCCACATGAAGTAATTTACAGCATTCACGTTTGAAGATGAAATTGCATAATTACAGATGTATTGAAACAGATTAGTCAGAGTCATCTGACCTTTATGCTTTGCCCATGGATATGAGACTTCGTTTGACTTTATCCACACACCATTGAATGTTGGTTCAATTTCGTATTGATCTAGTTTTAATTTACTGAATATTGAATTTACCAGACCTGGCAGACGACTGCCTCTTCCAGATGCGATGTATCCAACAAAATCTTTCCCTTCTGGAAAAAACTCAGAAGTGAGCTTATTTACAAATATATCATCAGTAGTGAAGTCGAGTCTGATTATGGTATAAACTGAACCATCAGTCATCATCAGCTTCATTGGTCTATCGGTCACCTGAGAAACTGCGAAAATATTAAACTCAAGAGTTTTGAGTTCAAATAAATCTTGATTTGATGGTTTTTTGCTTGTGTACTTGATAATGAGTTTTTCAAACGAATGAGTGTTCAGCTGCTCAGACCAACCGAACATGTCCTTTATAAAGAGCATTCCTCCCATGTTGGAGCTATTGATGCTTTCATTGAACTGAAGACTTTCCATGGGAAAGTCTTTGCTGAGTTCAAAAGGAAATACTGTAAATTCGACACCATTCTTGATTATCGAAACACTTGAAAGACAGGTGATAAAATTATTATTAAATTCAGGATTATCCATATTATTCTTCCAGAACTAAATTCAGTGTTCTTTGATCGTTGCTTGTTACAAGTTCCTGTATGGCGAAGAACACCTGTCCAACATATTGTGGTTTGAGAATCTTTATGATTCTTCTACTACTGTTATCGCTTATATATTGATCAAGCTTTGTTCTGTATGTTGTAGTTCCAGTTGAATTTATGAAGTCATATAGAAGTGTATTGTATATGGTATTTGTATCACTCAGCGTAGCCGTGGCATAATAACCTAGAGCAGATGACTTTGCTTCATACGATGAATCTATGTAATAGCCAGAAACATAGTTTCCGTTGGAATCTATGAATACTTCAGGTGAAAGCTGATTTGTAGTGACTTTCTTGATCTGAGCATATGATTTAGTCACAGAAGTTGGAGTTGCATTTGTATACTGAACATGGGGAACATCTATTACTTCATTTCCAGCAAGTCTCTTGAATACGACATAATCATTCACAGAAAGAGTTCCAGTCAATGATTTAATCCAGACATACCTCATTAAAGAGTTGTATTCCTTTATCACACCATAGTTCGAGTTGTCTATAGTCGATACTTCATTGTTCACAATAGTTACTTTGATTGCCACATCACCGACTCTTAGGTCTGGCATATATTCATTGAAAAAGTATGAATTTCCAGAAAATTTATTATTTGCAATTCTATTCAATTCCCCTTCACTCATTGGAAACTCTTCAAATGATGTCAAATTATTTGCAAGCAATATCAACCAGCCAAGAGATGGGTCGTTGTAGTATTTCTGTGCAATTGATTCTAAAGTTTCTCCATCAATGACATAGTTTTCAATGAACAGCTTTTGATTCTGCAAAGACTGTGTTGAAAATGCAACTCTTCGAAAGATATCTGCAAAGCTATAATCTCTGTTTCTCAAAGTGTAGGTAAATTCTGGAAAAAATTTGAAGTACATTTCGGCTCTTATTAGATAATTGATGCGGACCTTGGTATGACCTGATAAGAATCATCGCTTCTGTATACTGGCTCATAGTCTATGAAATTCAACACAAAGCTGGTCATTAGTGGTTTTACGCTTGCAGATGGTCTTGTTGTTTTAATCATGTATGGAGAACCAGCTGCGGCTGTATTGATATTTACGCTCTTGAGAACGGTAAAGGAAGTCTGACCAAGCCACGAAGGATCTATGTTCGATCCAACTCCCGTTCCAATTCCAAATCTCCACAGAGGTGGTGGATATGCTTTATCAGCTATGGGAGCTCCAACATTAACGGAGAACGTTCTGCTCTTTTGGGGAAGGGCCAATGCGTGAAACATATTGGCAATCTTAGCTATATCTCTTCCCTCTTGATCGGTTGTGGCGGTAAGAGTAAACGAAATATTATAACTTCTTTTCTCTGCACTCTCAAACAACATATCCGTTGAATCGAGATCTCTTCTTCCCGTTTCAATAGTTCTTGCTGCACCAATTATTGCACTAGCCACGCCAATCAAATTAAATGGTGGTGGAAGAAGTGCAAGAGCAATATCAGTAATCGCACCACCTACTTGTGATGCGGTGTTAATGAACCCCTGAACTGCATTTGCATCATCAATGTATCTAATGTTCGTCAGAGATTGTATTTGCTTTGGTGCTGGTATAAAAATAGAGCAGATAAGAGGATCCATTCCAGAATAGATATTATTTGGATCATTTGTGAAATTATTTACCTGTTGACCAACACTCAATAATTCCCATGGAGTGCAAGTTATCTTCAAAAAAAGACTCTTCTCCAAAGGTTCATTGGAGTTCAGAAGTCTCGAAGAAGGAAACAGAATCCTCTCTGGCGTTGAGGTGGAATTTGGTAATTCTAGCATACATATTATATAGTATGGCTTATAAAACAAAATATTTCCCCAAAAATGCCAGCAAGTACGAAGGAGATCCCACCAAGATCCTTTGTAGGTCGCTTTGGGAAAGAAAGTTTTGCAAATATCTTGATGAAAACAAGAATATCGTCAAATGGTCATTCGAACCGATCAGAATACCGTATGTCTCTCCTGTCGATAATCAGGTTCATTTCTACATTCCCGACTTTCTAGTTGAGAAGAGAAATCCAAATAACGAAGTTGAAACAATACTGGTAGAGATCAAACCAGAAAAACAAACAAAAGAACCAGAAATGGGAAAGAAGAAAAAGAAAACCTTCATATCCGAGGCTGTGACTTTTGCAATAAATAAGGAAAAATGGGCATCAGCCAAGAAATTTTGTGATAAAAACAACATTTCCTTCAAAATCCTAACAGAAAAGGATCTATTTTAATGCCTATCTCATTAGATTCCTACAGAGAATACATCAAGAAAAGAAACTTTGTTCAGAATCCTTCCTACTATAGACTTCAAGTTTACTCTCCAGACGGTAAAGATCTTATCTGCTACCCAGACAGTATCATTCTTCCTGGAAGAAACTTCATAAATACGCCATTCTCCTACTATGGTCCAGAGTTTTCCATGCCTCTCAGAAGAGAGTATGGGGAAATGTCTGCCAATTTTATTGTTCACCAAGACTGGAAGGAACGAGCCTATTTTGAGCAGTGGATGGATACCATCCTTCCATATACCAGATTGAATGCTTCGGTTCCATTCGGAAATGCAAATGATCTGTCTGATGTCATCGACAATCTTCCTGGAAAGATGAAAACTGTAGAAATAGTTTTCTTGAGAAGACAACTGGCCGAAAATGACTCTAGATCGAATTGTAAGGTGGTCTTGAATGATGCATATCCCTCGATCATTACACCTACTCAATTTTCATCCGATAACTCTGGTTATACTGTGTTCACCGTTAATTTTACGTTCAAGGATTACAACATGGAGATTAATGGAGATAATCCAGCAAATATCGATCCGCCGAAAGCTGAGAACTTCTAATTATGTTTACTGATCTTATTCTAAAACAATTACCAAAATATACTATAAAAAGACCCTCGACAAATAAACCACTGTGGTTTAGACCAATTCTGGTCAAGGAAGAAAAGAAACTGCTCATAGCACAGGAATTTGCGACTAAAGAAGAAATAGTCAGGGCTGTATCGGATGTTCTTGATTCCTGTTTTGAAGACATGAATTCTCTTAAGTTGCCCACATATGAGTTCGATTATCTTTTTGTGAATCTTCGAGTCAAATCCATCGGACAGAACATCAGTGCGAAATTTACTTGCCCAGACACAGAGGAAAAGATAAACTTGAATCTCGATCTGATGTCGATAAAGATTGAGGGTATCGACAAATATAATCCAAGCGTTAAGATAAATGACAATCTAATGCTTCTATTCAGACCCCCAAATTACACAGATCTGGCTGATATCAACATCGATGAACTTACATACACGGATCTCATAAAGTTGACTTCAAAGTGCATCTTAAAGATAATCACACCCACTGAAGAATTTGAAATCACCGATGTGAACAGAAGTCATGTGGTCGATATGCTTGAGAACATGACTTCTCAGAATTTTTCGAAGATCATAGAATATTTCAATACCGTTCCAGCATATGAGCATGTAGTAAACTACACCACCTCGGATGGTGTAGAGAGATCAATCAAGATATCAGGTATTCAAGATTTTTTCAGATTAGCCTCAGTCACATAAGTCTTGGAATCATATTCGACCTTCAATTTCAACTGATGCAGCATCACAAGTACAGTCTGAATGAAATAGAAGGTCTGATGCCATGGGAAAGAGACATTTATGTGGAGCAACTGAGGCAGTACATAGAACAAGAAAATCTCAAGACAATGCAGGATAAGGCAATTAAACACACAGCGAGATACTAATGAGCAGAAAAAGGAAACAATTCGAAGCACTCAAAAGCAGATTGAAGAGTCTATACTTTAAAAAGGGCTTGGTTGTATCCAAAAGAAACGTAAAGTTCAATCTCGTTGCAGAAAAGCCAGAACAGTCGATAAATCTGACACCAGTTGAAAAATTAAAGACGAAGGAAACCATCTGGATGAAAAATCCAGATGCTCCTTCGAAGCTCTCTTATGTCAAGCTATCTGGTAAGAAAGCATCCTCCATAGAAAGAATTGCCACTGGCCCAAGAACTCTTTACATCGAGAAACCCACGGAAACAAAGGAAGTGGTTAATACAGTCGTAAAGAACAACACTGAAGTGCAAACTCTAGGTGGGCCAAAGGAAAGCAAACAATCGACTAAAACAACAAAATCAGCAAATGTTAAGAGCAGTTCTGTAAATATAGAAAAGAGTTATAAATTTTCTAACATAAACCTTGAAACTCCAATAACAAATGTAGAGACGGTAAAACAAGAGAATACAAATGTTATCAATAATAGCAAAAAATATACGAAAAATTATATCGTCAATACGACAAGAAATTACAGATCAGCTCCACCTAACATCAATATGGTAAAGAACAATCTGGAGATGAAGTACATAGAATCTCCAGATGAATTGAAGAAAATAAATGTCACGAATATTGCGAACAGCAAGTCATTGGATGTAAGAAAAATTTACATACCAAGCAAGACTGAACTTGTGAAGTTGCGAGAAACAGTTCTCAGAGAAACTCCTAAAAAATCATTTGAACCCGAAAAATCATCGGTAATCAATAATATAAGAGAGTCCGTCACCAACAATACAATTAATCGCAACACAACCCAGAACATCAATGCACAGACTAAAACGGCTGTCTATGCTCTACCAGCATTTGCGGATGGAACCAACGGACCTCTGAAGAGTGATACCATAGGTAAGATGCACAGAGGTGAGGTTGTATTGACTCAGAAAGAAACCAAAATGCTGACTGGTCAGAATTCTGGTATCTTAAAGAATGAATCTAGCATTGATCTCAAACCAAAGAGTCAACCAATGGTTGATAACTCCGAACCAGATCTGGTTTCCGCTAATCTTAAAAAGCCAGAGTCAAAAGAAACTCTTCCACAGGAAAAAACCGATGACAACATCATAAATGAGTTTGGGCATATTCTTAGAGGACAAAGAGCCGCAAATAATCCTGTAATAGATCAGGCTGCGATTTCAATTCCTAAAAATGTTGGAAAGGCTTTGCATTACGATCAGGATCTGAAAAACAAATCGCTCCCCGTTTGGAGAGCGAATGTTGGATGATTAAGCGTTCTTGAACTGTTCGAAGTATTTGAGTGCGTCCATCTCTTCATCGACGGACTCCTCAATCTTCGGCTTCTGCTTCATCTGAGGAGGCTTCTGCTTGAAGTCATCTTCGTCGATGTCTTCGGCAGTCTTCTCGTTCATTGGAGCACCACCACGAATATCACCAGCAAGTACGTCATGAAGACGCTTCTTCAGTTCATCATAAGACTTGAAGTTGTCTGGAGTCGTGAACTGAACGAGACTGTGCTCTGAACGCCAGAGCTTTTCAATCTGAGCGTCGTCCCCACCAAACAGAGGACTTGTAGAATCAAACTCAGACTTGTCGTAGTTGGTGAATCCTCCGACCTTGCGAATCTTCAGCTTGAAGTTGCAGCCAGTCCAGAGATTGAAAGGATCAATTGGATCCTCATCCTTGAACTCTGGCTTCATCTTCTCCTGAATCTTATCGAAGATCTTGGTTCCGTACTTGAAGAGGAACACCTTACCCTCGTTCTGGGGATTCGCTTCATCCTTGATCACAAGGATGTTTGAAGTGTAGGTGGTCTTGCGCTTACGGGAACGAGCGATGTTCTTGTCTTCCTCAGACCCAGTATTCCAGAGTTGGGTATTCAACTCACTGACGGGATCCTTCTGATTGAGGGTAGTGAGAGAATTCTCGATATACCAACCACCTGGTCCTTGGAATGCGTGAGAGAAAGTCTTCACCCAAGGTGAATCCTCATTCTCTGGGGCTGAGAGGAAACGAATGATCGCAAATCCGTTTCCCATCTTGTCTGGTTCTGGACGCCAGAAACGATCATCCTTGTAATCCTTCTTAGAAGAATCGTCCAACTTCTTCATAAGATCCGAAATGCTGTTCTTTGACTTGTTCTTGAAATCCTTGAATGTGCTCATGTGTTTTTTACCTTTCCCGAAGATCTCCTTCGGACTCTGACTAAGTGGGAACTCCCCACTTCTTAGTATTATATCAGTTGTTTTTTATTTGTCAAGCAAAAGGAAGCTTGCTTTTCTTCTTTCGTATCAGATTAATTTCAATTCCTTCCTGCTCGATTTTTTCCAGTAATGGTTGGGTTAGCAACTTAGAAGCCTGCGAAGAATCCAGAGAAAAATCCTCCAGAGACTGTATGACTGCCTCTATGTAGCTGTATCTGGTGGTTTTTACGTATCCCTCGACCTTTCGAGAGAATTGTTCTTTTGTTATATCGAATATCATAGTTTGTTATATATAATTTTATAAGGATTTAGAATGCCTACAGCAGATACCAATAACAATATAATCATAACCACATACGATGGAACTGCGGTTCTCGGTACTGACTATGCTACAAGTGGTTCTGGACTTTCTCTCGCTCATTTACCTCTTCAGAAACTCGTCTGGGGTGCAGATGCACAGGGTTTTAGAGTTTCAGAAACTTATCCTCTTCCAGTTCAGATTCTAGGTGTCACCAATAATTATTTAGGAGTCACTTTCTCTGCCATAACTGGATCTGTGGCGGTTTCCAATAGATCTGGAACATTCTTGATCGTCGGTGGTCCTAGCGGCAACACGCCAGATAACTATAAACCTGTACAGGTCATTGGTCATGTTCAAGGTGCTACAAACGGTATTTTACTCGGTGTGACTGGAAGTGTCAAGCTTATAGGCAATTCATCCATAGTCGGCGTAACCAACGGTGTACCTGTGGCCGTCACTGGTGGAAGAAATCTTTCTTGGAGCACCGATTATGTAAATGTCAAGGGTTATGTTGGTATCTGTGGTGGCTTTGGTCTAGCGGCAGGCACAGACAGCGTGGCCGTGTTTGGCTCTGATCTAGGGGGTAAGGTACTCGGAAGAATCTACGCCTCAGACGGTCATACGCTCGGTCATTCTGGTGATGCCCTGAATGTCAATCTGGTCAACGCGGGAGTTACTTTCTCAATCACCATCAATCCTGTTATTGGTGTGACCAATGGAAATGGTCTTCCACTCAAGGTAATAGGTAGCGGAGTCACTTCTGACAGCCCAATTCTGGTCAAGGGAACCATCGGTGGTGGAGCACTTGAAGTAGTTTCTTATTCTGCTCTGACTGTTGGAGTATCTGGTGATGTAAATGTAAATGATACAGACATCATAAATTCTCTTGAGTCAACGAGTAAACCACTGGTTTCAAATCTTGCCAGCATCAAGACGAATACAGCCGTCATATCAACAATCAATGATAAACTGACTGCTGGAACAGTTTCTGCAAAGATCAATGAAATCGTAAAGCCAACCAAGCTATTCAGTGGATCAAAGGATGTTTCGACGGTTGCCTCAATAATTGTTTCAACATCAACTACGATCAAGTCTGGAGTTCACATCAAAGCCCCTATAACGAACACCAACACGATCTACGTCGGAGGCTCCAATCTGTCCTCCTCGTCCCTGTCGGGATTCCCACTCGATCCTGGTGAGTCTCTGTTCTTCGAAATAGATAATCTCAACAAGATATACGTTCTGTCCTCGGCTGGTGCTCAGAAAGTCAATTACATAGCATCATAACATGCTTTCGAGATCATCATACACAAAAAATAAAAATATTCCTCTTGGTCAGGATAAGAATTTTATTGCTGTAAGATCGTCTTCCTTCTATGGGTTGAAGTTTGAAAAGTTGAGAAACGAGTCCTCATCATTCAAGAGAGGACTCGTTTCATCTCCTAATTTTATATTTTATTCCAGCAACACTAAAGTGATGGTTGACTTCACGGATTATAAGAACAAGACAAGCATCAAGGATGTAGAAGAATTCTTCACTAGAAACCTCACATCAACGGCGTTTACCATAACAGAAGGTGAATGGTATAATCCTCAATTGACTTCGTTGAAAGTTTCTCTCAATGGAAGTTATACAATTGAAAAGTTTGAGAATAATATATTGTTTGCAAACGTGGTAAGTATCTCGAATCTAGATTCCAAGATCAATCGTTACGATAAAGAATATTTCCTACAGACACCAAATTTTGATTTGACTGTTTCTACTACCCAGGAAAATGACTTCTATACGAATATAGTCAATATCTTTGGAAAAAACTCGAAAAATTCATTCAGTTATCTTGGAGTTCAGGTCGGTGACATCATTGGAATTACGGATCTAGATAAAAAATATCAAATAACTGATATAAAATATCAGGATGATGGAAAAGAAGTAATAACCGTGGCTGGCTCATTATCATATGAGGATAGAACCAGCAGTCTAACGAATATAGTAATCTACACCGAAAACAAAGATGATACTGATGTGACCAAATTTAGCACTGAAATCGTAGGACAATGCAATGTCATTTCCTCGACATCAGCAGCATGTTATGACAATCAATCGGAACTCCAATGCTATCTGAGAAAGAATTCAAAGATAAAGCAAACAGCATCCTTTACCAAAGATGCTTTCTGCCCAGAGATTACTGAAAATGTTCGTGAGGATTCAGCGATTGAGAAGTTGACCCTAATAAGTGAGCAAAACAATCAACTATTGGACAACTTATTCGTTAATCAGTCTCTAAACTTCAGGAGATAACGGAAGTTCCTTCTTCGCAAATATCTCAAATCGAATAAGCATATAATGTTTTAACTTCTCAGCAATGTCCTGAGATTCACATACAACCACTAACTCTACGTTATCATTCGCCACATCATACTTTTTAATTTTACATTCAGGTATTTTCAATATATCCCTTCGAGGGGCAACTGAAAATGTGGTAAAGTTGTATGCGAAGTATAATTCGTACATCGCAAATATTTATGAAAATAAAAAAACCCGATCATTTCTGATCGGGTTTCTCGTTGATTCAAGCCTTCTTTCGGGCTGGCTTGAGTGCTTCGATTCGATTTTCGACTCGCTCAAGCTCGTTGCCCACCCAACGCTCAGTCGTGACAAGATCATCATTAGACGCCTTCGATACATTATCGATGTGGCGATAAAGATCATCCAACTGGTTCTGACGTTCCAGTTCCTCCTTCTCACTGGGTGAGAGAAGTGCAGTGGTCAGTGCTCCAAACGATACAAGAATACCGAATGTGAAGATTCCTGCATGGAAGAGCTTTTCATCCCCATTCACGAATGAATAGAGTGAACTGAAAACGAGAATTGAAAAGGCCAGTACGATAAAAAGTAGTGAATAGTTTCGCATAGTTTTCTCCTTGAACATTCCCGAAGGGACTCGAACCCCTGACCATCGGTTTAGAAAACCGATGCTCTATCCAACTGAGCTACGGGAATACAGTGGTGGTATTATACCACCATCTTCTCAGCGGTCAAGTGCTAACTTGAGTTCTGGGGTTGCAACCTTCTTCGAAGGCACAAACAGGTTGTTGACGACAACCGAGAGGTAGTGATCCTTGAGATCCTCCATTGGCTCTCCTTCAAAGACAACATGCTCACGCTTCAGACTGATTCCATTGTCCTGCTTCATGTAGGGAAGCCACTTGGCAAACATAAGCTTACCCTCGGGTCCAGGAATCAGAATGGCTGGCTGCTTGATTACAATGAATTCACCATCGTTATTGATATTGGTGGTGTAGGTGCAGATGATCTCTTCACCAGAGTTAAGACGAAGAATAGAAATTTTGTCGCTCATAATTTAGTCACATTTACAATTGCCAATAATTCGATTCCAGAATGAGCATTTTGGCGGCTGCTCAATCGGCCAACAAGTATTGCAAGTTTCAGGTATGAACTTCTTGTTCTCATCAGCAAGCAAACGTTTGCTTGCTCTTGCAATTTCAGTTTCACTTAAAAGCATGTCGATGCATCTTCCATCGACTTCACATTTTGCGTAGTAGAGTTTTTTATTATTGCTCATAACAGTGGGGATGGGAGGAGTCGAACCTCCCTAATATGTATAAGATTATTCTCGCTATGACGGGCCTAAGATTTTGACCTTTTTTGGACGCATGAAGCGTAATCAAACTCGGTGAAAAAATTAAATAAAATTACACAATTAAACCCATATCCCCAATTTCAACATCATTTGATTCATGATACTTTTGTTCAAGAATCATTCCTGTTATGACTATTCCATGATCTTCATCAAATTCAAAGTCACGCACAATCTTATCACCATATACATTATCACCAACTTGAAGGTATGGACCATTTTCGTACTCCACAATCATAACTCTAGTGGAGTCTTTGTTTTCCAATGCCTTTCTCACATATTTTGAAGGTCCAAAACAATATAATACATCATTTTCTTCATCTAAAAAGAAAATCCTATCGTCTCCAGTTTTGGTTTTCTGGACACCCACATTTTTGAACTTCTCCAAGATATCAGTGATCTTCATATGAGTATTTAGATCCTGGAATATCGTTCCTTGATCGTCCGACATTCGATCTTCTTATCCCCATCCAAGTGCATTCTCCGTTGCTTGAGAATACCCTTTCCCCAGCCTACACGCGATATCTGACCTAGTTGTGTCTTGAATGCAAGACCTTCACGCTCGGCTTCGATATCCAGTCTGTCGATGACTCGCTTTGGCATAATACGCTGTCTAGGAATCGAACCTAGTCTTACCCGATTATAAGTCGGGCTGAGATAACCAAGACCTCCCACAGCGCGTTGAGGGAATTATAGCACAAGTCTTGGCTTTGTCAAGAGTCTTTTAGTCTTTTGGGTTGGGTTTTCTTGAATCAACATATTCTACGATTGTATCCACAATGAACTCAAGCCCCTTAAGGCCGATATATCCCATCATAAAGGCCACTGCATATTTACCCTTTTCCTGTATTGAATCAGGTGCAAAGTGAAGAATGAACGGTGTCAAGTAGTTCGCACATATCGTTCCTGCAAATATGCATCCGATTGATTTGCTTATCTTTTGCTTTTTCTTCTTTATTGAAAGAAGCAGTGCTCCGAAGAACCCTGAAAGAAGAAATCCTATGTCTATGCCGTATTTAAGAAGTTGCGTATGGAAATCATCATTACTTTGCATATAAATCCCCTAAAATTTGGTAAAAAGAGATACTAAAGCAAAATAAAGAATTCATACCGCCATCCTAATTTATGTATAAAAAATAAACCCACCATTACTGGTGGGTGGTTCGTTCAGATGCGGGTGAACCATTCCCCACTGCTTCAAGCAGCCATCCGCATTGGTGCGGCTTTTGTGGTTGCCGACTTTGGCATTTAACGAGGGTTGTTGGCTACCTCTCGGATATCTCCCTGACGCTCACTTCCCCCTGTCGATTCTATTCGACCCCGTAGTTTGTGACACCATGATGGATTACACCATCTATCTTGCTTTGTCGGTCTAGGCGGGTGAACCCGATTACCGTTTTACGCAAGCGCATCTCTTGTCAAGACCGCGTTTCCGTCAGAACGCCAATAGTGTCGAATGGAGTCGGGGGGATTCGCACCCCCGTCCAAAAGGGTTGATCACGTAGATCAACGATATCATTTTTATTTATCACAAAGACATATTGCAGTGTTTCTAATTTTTGTGGTAATGAAAATTCTTGGTGGAATCAGCAAACCAAGCAAAATAACAAATAAAAACAAATACTTAGTCTTGGACTTTGATCTTGCACTTCTTGTTGTTGACATGTCCGTTCTCATTCTTCATCATGTAATTAGATTTCTGACGGTCATCATCGTGACCGAGCCTGTAGTTTACTTCCTCTACACTCAATTCCGTAAGTGAAGCCTTCTTGAGTAGGGCCATAATCATCTCTGCCTTGATGATGGCATCACTTTCGGTCAATGGGAGAGGAATGTCGATATGCAGACGATACTGACTCATAGTTTCTTGAAACCTTCATTATCCGTATAGTAAATCTTATCAAATACTTCTTCACACCAACCCATGCACACTGAACATGGCTTTGACATACGAAGTTCTCCATCAGCATTCATACGAATGTTTACCAGAGTAAGCTTTTTGTCTCTTTCATATCTGGGAACTTTTCGATAAGCATCCAACTCAGAGTGCATCTCATCGTAGAGATAACCGAGCTTCTGGGCTCTGGGATGTGTCTTGAAAAAGTTTGCGCCCGTGGAGATGAGACGGTTCTTGTTGAAGATGAGAGAAATGTGCTTCTTTTGCCTCGGAACATTAATGCAAAGAGGAAACGCATATTCCAGAATTTCCTTTGATGGAATCATAAAAAAAGAGAGAGGCGAACTTAATCGCCTCTTTCCTATTAGCGGCTGACGGCCATTCGACGCGAACCAGAATCGGTGAACGTAAACTTACGCTTACCGCTGTAGGTATCGCGCATGAAGTAGCGAGTATTACCAGAACGAGTTTCCTCAGTCTCTACTTCCCAGTTGCCGTAACGCTCAACCAGGATGCGAATGTCGCTCATCATTGCACGAAGATTCTTGACACCAAAGCGGCTACGTGCTTCCGCTGCAGTGATGCCTCGCCCTGCGGCGAGATAATTGATGACCTTACGCTTCTTAGAAAGTACACTGTTTGACATAACAATTCTCCATGACTCTTGGTTTTGATCATTACATCGAGTCTTATGCAATGACAGACATTTTATATTTTTTAGACTATAAATAATTATAGACTAGCTCTAACTTAAAACAACTATATGCAAATTTCATCTTGTCTTAATTGTGATTGTATCATACATTACCGTAAAAGTCAATCCCAATTAAAATATAATAAATTAATCTAATGCTTTGGGTGGGTACTGCCCCCACATTCTTCACCTTAAAAGGGTGCTGCATTACTAGTCTGCCACCAAAGCTTACTTGTATGTGGTTATTATACTCTAGGTATTTGCACTTGTCAAACGACCACGCCCATTTTTTTGAGAAGTTCCTGGTTCGTGTGTTCTTCGATATGACAGTTCGCACATAGAAGAATACATTTACTGGCTTCAACAAATCGATCTGCCCTCAGAAGATTCTTTGAAAACAAACCATATTTTTTATTTGTAGGATCAAGATGATGAAATTGCAGGGAGGCTGGACATCCAGAGAAACCACACTTGGTGCATTTACCACCGAGACTGGTGATCAACTCCTTCCGTGATTCCCACCTACGCTTTGTCACATCGCAGGACGAACAAACGCTGCAGCCTTTTTTCTTTCTCGGAACAAATTCACGATTGCAATACTTGCATTGGCACATCATTAACCTTCAAGTTTTCATCATCAATCCACTCTGGCTTTTCAGAATACTTCCACTTGGCGAACTTCATCTTCTCGTTCACATAATACCTACGATACGCAACGATGGAAGACTGATCCTTGTATTTATCGGGCATTGCCTGAGCAAACTCAGTCCTTGCACCAAATGGTACATTCCATGGAATGTTCAGAGAAAACCACTTGCACATATCATGAGACTTGTGAATTCTGGAATACCGAAATGTGTATTCGCGCGAAAGTTCAAGTGTGTGGTCAGCCAGCCAGCAATAGTTCTCTGAAGTCTGCCGAGCCCAGATTGTACATGGATGATTATGAAAACATTCCTTATAGAGTTCTACAGGTGCATGAATAACATGACTCGAAGACATACGATGGATCGTAGAAAGCATTTGACAGCCTTCTACGATCATTTTTACCACGTGCTTATCGCACAGTTGATGTGCTGCCACATACGGACTTTCGTGAACTGCAAAGATGTTCATTTCGACATTATAGCATCACCGATGTGTCATGTCAATAAGATTTCTTATAACGAGATACTGCGGTCTTATATGCCCTGACCTTGCTCTTTGATCCGAAATCTCTTGCCAGAGCCGATGTTTGCTTGCCCTTTGCACCCGAAATCACATCCTCTACACCCTGTAATGCGGCATCTACGTCACCAGCCTGATACTGCTTCATAGTTCTCTTGAAGAGCTTGCCACTCGCAGCCCTTCCAGCCTTGCTTTTCTTGACTTCTGGGGAAGTTGCAATAGCCAGCTTTTCCTCTTCTCGACTCAACTCTGGAGTCTCTGATTCAATATTTTTCAATCTAGCGGTGAGTCTTGCCTTCTCTTCCTTTGGATCACTTCTCATCTTTTCAGTAATTAATGATTTAATCTCTTTGTATGTTTTCATGCTAATATTTATAAAAAAAAAGAAGGCTTAGAGCCTTCCCATCGCAATCTTCGGAAGCTTCCCTTCCTTGAATAGCTTTTCTAAAGTTTTCTTCTTTGCATGGTTTGCAATAGAATTTTGAGCATTTCTCTTGATTCTTGCCTTACGCTTGCGATGTTTTGCCTTTACTTCTCTATCCGTTGTGTTTGCCATAAATATCTCCGTAAACATTATAGCATGTTATAATTATGTGTCAAGATAAATAATATTAAGGAGAATATATGGATCCTTTTAGATACGGCTTTCCCATACCAAGTGAAGGCATAACGGCCAATTTCAGAGCACTTCACAATCCAGCAACATCAGGAACTGTGACTGCACAGGTTTTTCCTATGGCTAGCGGAGGAATTACTTGTAATGTTTGTATACCCTTCGGTGAAACGGTTCCAATCGTTGGTTGGAGAGTTATACCGTCCGCAGCACTCACTGGCTTCAAGTAAATCGCTTGTCTTTCTTCAGTTCATCTGAAGTTATGAATAAAACAAGCTTGGGAATGTAGAAACTTTTCCAAGCTTGTTCTTTTATGTCAAAAACTGGCAAAATATCTGGATTTTCTTGTGTTTTATAGATTTCCAGAAGAGTATTCTTGTACTTTTCTGGAATCATACCACTGTTCAGTGTGCAAAACATGTTTCGATACTGTCCATTCGAGACTTTTCGAAAGGATGCTTTGCAAATTCCAAGAGTCAATTCATGAATCAAGTTGACTCTGGCAAAATTAGTTCTTCTCAGCACTCGATGACTCCTGTGTTTTTGGAGTTTCACCCTTATGCTGTGAAGACTTTGGCTTTGGAATGGAAATTCCACCCCTTTTCTTCTTCTTATGCTTTGCTTTTCTGATTTTGATGCCTTGTTTCTTCAAATTCAGGATATTTTCCTTCTCACCCTTCGAAAAAACAACCTTCTGACCAGCCTTTTTGTAGATTTCTTCAAAAATTTCTTTGATTTTTTTCATTTTGACCCCTTGACAAGATATTTATAGGTGATTATAATTTCTGTGTGGTATGAGAAGAAGAATTATGTCTTTAGTGGTTCTATATCAACCAATTGATGATTGATTATGAACTCTGCGAGAGTTTTTCCAGCATCATTGTCGCTCGGATAATGCAATCCCAATACCACTCTTGACAAAGAAATCAACTCAGCGAGCTTAAAAAAGCTCTCTTTGTGCTCTGGATGAAGTTTTGAGAGAATATTTGCAAACACAAATGCCTCTGTCGTGTGTCCAGATGGATATGAAGGAGTGCTGGATGGCAAATAATGCCTCACACCTTCCTGAGAAGGTCTACTTCTACCATATTTTTTCTTATAATACAAGACTAGACCATCAACTTTTTCACCAATATTATAAAAATATTCTTGAGAATAGTTATTATTGGTGAATTTTTTTACATTCAGAGCCCATGTATTATAGTGTCCATCAATTGAATCAACTAAAATACCAAAATTAATATCGGCTTCTGATGATTTTGACATGATATCCATGACTTTAAACTTCTCAACATCATCTGGTGGGTGATCTGGTAGTTTTAAAGTCAGGTTTTTAGCAATATAACGACCGAGAGCAGTTTCCGTATCGTTCATTTGCATACAGATCTTCTTTTCATGACGATCATGAATATCAGTTATCGATTCAGATAGGAATTGTTTAAATGAATATTTCATCGGATATGTGTAAAGAACTCGGCGGTGTGCTCTTGAGATGTATCATCGTCCACCATTCCGAAGTGACCACCTCTAGAGTAGTTATGCACTGGATCCTTGGTGCTATTATCTACAAGATATCCAGATACTGCTCTGACATGCCTTGACATGGGAAGATCACCTAAATGACCCTTTAGGTGAAATCTGGCCGTTTGTCTCTGTGTTCTGAGAAATCTTTCGGCCATTTGCTCTGGAGTAAACTTCGATATCATATATGAAGCACTCGAAGCTGGCATCTTTGATATGGCGAGTTTCGTGGCACGAACGACATGTGGTGTTATGATTCGAGTGAAGTGAGAATGATCAGCACCGAGTCTTCCAGCAGCCTCTGCGTGCCTTGGGCGTCTTTCCATGTGACGAACATAATTTGACATTGAACCGTGATTCAATGTGGCAACGTGTAGATTTCTGAACTTATGAGTGCCTCTTTCGGTATTTACCACAAATGGAAGATTCTCCGTGACATCCATCATAGTCTGGTGAAATAGATCTCGATGACGAAATCCACCAGACGCTTCATTTAGAAAATCATTAAACCTTTTCATTCTAACTCCTCTTTTTCATTTGATGGCTCTGGATTGATGTACTTGTACCATCCAGTCGGTCTTTTCTTTGATGCTCTCGGGTAGATCATTCTGGCAAGATTCATCTCTTCCTTTGATCTGATGCCAGACTCCTGTGATGCAACACGAAGCATTCTCCTGAGTTCAGTCGGGCTGACTCTCATTAGGTTTCTTTCTTCGTTGATGAAATCGAGAAATGAAATCATTGTCCTTTGAGTCTTCTTTGTCTATGCTGCTCCCCGCCACTCAATTTTCCACTTCGAGCTCTGGTTGCAGTATTTTTAGCGAATTGCTCTTCACCCCTCTTTATTGCTTCTCCTCGTTCAATCATTGCCGCACTTTCTTCTGGTGTTGGATCTCGAATCTCTGGTGTAAAATCACTTGGTTTGAACTTATTTTTTAGAAGACCAGCGGCAAGTTTTTGAAGAGCTGTTTTTGCTATTTGTTCTGCTCTAGCTTTGGTGATGTCAAACTTATCTCCGATTTCCCGAAAAGTCATCCTAGGCTGAACTGTATCGAGTGGGGTTTCGCTTTTTTTGATTAAAACCTGACTTTTTGGCTTTTCGAGTGGTGCTGTGGGCTCTTTTGGTAAATTTTTAGCCCCATAAATGTAAGGACTGTGACCCATACCAGCCCTGAATATTCCAGTACCACTTCCAGACTGCTTGTAGGCTTCGTCGCTGTGTATATCGAGTCTTGGATCCTGCGGAGTGCCGTATCTCTTGTCGAGGGGAGGAATGTCGCTTTTAGGCTGTTTCTTGGCTTCCTCCATGTAGTGTTTAAATGTTTTTTTCATTATGCTATACCCATCTGTTTTTTGATTTTTTCAATCATTTTTGAACTGAAAGCCTCTCTTTTAGGATCTCCTGCCGCCTTTGCAGCCGCAAGTCTTCCAGTGTGTTTTCCTAGACTTCTGAATAGGCCCAGAGATCGTTTTGCACCCAATACTTGTGTCGGAAGATGAGAAATTTTTTCTTCACGCCTTCGAACCTTTCCAATTGCTCTTTCGAGTGGTCCAAGCAAATTTTGTTGACTATTATATGTTTCAGAAGCTTTTCTCATAACATCGAATGCTTGCTTTGTCGGTGTCGAAGGATCCAATTTAACTCTTCGATTCACGACATTGATATCCCTCATCGCGGCTTCAACTCTTCTGTTTGCCTTTTCAACAGAAGTCGAGAGTCTGTCGAGCCTCGCATCACCTTCAGTTAATTTTTCTTTAAATCTTTTCATATGATATATTTAGAAAAAAACAGAGGGCACTGAGCCCTCTGTCTTTATTTTTATTTATTCTTCTTTATCTTTGATATCAAATTCATTCTCTTTATGAGTATGTTATGGGCTTCCTTTCCAATCTCATGGTCAGTGACCCCTTCATATGGCTTCGTGGGAATGGAGAGATCAACCAGAGAATCTCTGATTTCCCGTCCTACCATCTCATGAGTATGGTTATCGGTGTAGATTTTCCTTGCCTTTTCTCTCATCAATTCATCCAGAGACATGACTTTGGGATCATCCTCGTTTGCTACAGGAACACCGAGTTGACCGTGAGCGGTGTGAATATTCACATCCTCGACATCATAATCACCATCATTTGTTCTTCTGGCAAGTCTCATCTCGGCACGGTCTATTTTCTTCTGAGAACCACCAGCGGCGTACATGCGATCCAGACGAGCCTCAAGCTTTGAGGTATCTCTGTCGTACCGCTTCTGTCCCTTTGGACGAGCCTCTAAAATGTACTGCTTAAGACTTTTCATTTCTTAAAATCTCCCTCTGCTCCATGATGTATTCCGCGTTTCAATAGATTTTTTATCTTATAATCTA